AGGCGGTGCTGTGAGCTTATCCGATCTTCTAACCATGTTCTCCGCCCGCGTCATCGGTACCTACACGCCGGAGCAGTACGCCGACTGCGTGCGAGAGGCCCGCGCCAATCGCCACAGGTGGGGAATGGGGCAGTGGTAGTTAAACAAAGGAGTAAATATGAAATACGAAAATAACCATGATCAACTGAAAGAAAATAAGGAGAAAATATGTATGAAATGGAAAACAGAACATCCGAACATAAGGCTAATAAATTACAATATTGAGTGGTCTTATGAGGCAAGGAAAGTATGGGTTGATAAACCATCTAGCAATTTGTTTTCTTATGTGCTTGGCAAAAGGAAAATATACGACATTCATTCATCCGGATGTTGTTATGCAGGCTGGAAGAAAAACGAGTTAGGTAACATTTACCAGCTCTTTGTGTTTTTAATCTCAAAAGGATTTCTTTTTCGTGATACGTATCAACAGTTTCTTAAAATAAAAAAGTTTTGCGAAAACGAAACAAAGCGGCCTGTGGATATTTATCCCTAATGTCCGTAAAACGTCTCACCTGGCATCTCGCCGTGCTCGAGCGTGCGAAGAAGAATTTACTGAAAAAGCAGTACGATGCAGTACGCACCCGTCTGGATCTGGCCGTTCTAATGGCCACGGAAATGCTTAAGCAGGCCGAGGGATTTAAGGCGAAAGCCATTGAGGCGAAGAACACGAAGGAGAGCAAATGAAGGATCTAGGCAAAATTACTTTTGGCAAAGCACGGCCTGCGCCGAAGCAGGTTTTAGTCGACGTAACCTATGACGCCAAGACGGCAAAGGCGTTGCACGCATTTGGGCTGAAGCAGTTAAAGAAAGATCAGGAGGCAGTGATTGAGTACGTAATCACTAAAGCGTTGGAAGGGTTGGTTAAAAAATGATCGCACTGCCGCCAGCCACAGAAGCCATTTATCATAACGGAGCGCCAGAGGGCCATCGCAACAATGAGCTGTTTAAAATGGCACTGCAATTCCGTGATCAGGGATTGTCGCAGTTTGATGCAGAGACGGAGGCCGAGATATGGGGCCATAAGTTTGGACTAACGCAAAAGGAGGTAGTGGCAGTTGTAAAATCTGCTTATAGCAAGCCCCAGCGCGAGGCGTGGAAACCCAAGGCAAAGTATGCCTATCAGAACGGGGCGATCGTGCGGGAGGATCTGCCTGTGCCACAAATGCCTAAAAGCGTAGAAACTCAGCCAGTAGAAAAGTTTTTAGCCGAGGCTTTTGAGCTAGGCGAAAGCATCAATATCTGTCGTTCGATTAAGGACGGCGATCGTGAGCGGCCTGACGGCACTGGTGAAACAAGAAAACGTGAGGAGTGGTTAGAACTATATAAAGGTGACGGACTAAAAGAGTGGCAAGGATCAGCAGTTGGAGTGTACGTATCAATTAACCCTAATAATGGAAAGGGCCGCAAGAAAGAGCATGTTACCAAATGGCGTCACGTCTTAATTGAATTTGATGAAAGCACGCTGGATGAGCAGTGGAAAATTATTAAGAAAAGCGGATTGCCTACAACTTGCATCATAAAGAGCGGATCACGAAGTCTGCACGCTTGGGTGAAAATCGACGCTGATAACGAAGCTGAATTTACTGAACGTGTTGATTTTATATTTAAGCACTTAGAGCACAGTAAAGTTGATTCCTCGACAAAGGACGCTGGTAGGTTGTCGAGGTTGCCGGGCGCCATGAGGACGGCCACAGGCAATCAGCAGGAGCTGGTCGAATGCGGCACCCCCTCGATCTCATTTTTGCAGTGGAAAGAGCGCATTTTGTTTGGCGATATACCCGATCCCTACAAGTGGGACGATTTGCTAAACTTTAAGGAAACTGAAGATCCGACCCAGCTACTTGGTAAACGCTGGATCTGCCGTGGCGGCTCGGCGTTGTGGGTAGGCAGTAGCGGCCTTGGCAAGAGCGTACTTTGTATGCAGGCCGCAATCACCTGGGCGATTGCTGAATCGTTCTTTGGGATCAACCCGCACGGCAACGGGCTTAAGTCGCTAATCATTCAGGCCGAGAACGACGAGGGAGACGTGGCTGAATCGATCCAAGGCGTGTTTAAGGCGATGAGCCTTACAGAAAAGCAGAAGGCGTTAGTGATGGCTAACGTGACGATAGTGCGGGACTGCACCTCCACCGGGGAGAAGTTTGTCGATCGCGTTCGCCGTTTAGTCGAAAAGCATAAGCCTGACCTAGTCTGGATCGATCCCTTGCTGGCGTTCATCGGTGGCGACCTATCTAGCCAAGAGACGGCAAGCGCATTCCTGCGTAATATGCTTAACCCGCTGTCTTTGTCGGCTGGGTTTGCTTGGATGTTGATCCATCACACCCCGAAGCCAGTTAGGGAAGGCAATGGGTACCAAGGCGCAGACAAGGCGTATAGCGGTTTTGGCTCAAGCGAGCTGACGAATTGGGCTAGGAGCGTATTAACCCTTGCGCCTTGTGGCGACGATGCCGATGGGAAGCGGATTTACAGGCTTGAGGTAACAAAGCGTGGTAAGCGGTCTAATCTCAATTCTACGGGCATTATAGCTCAAAACGCTGTGCAGCCTTTTGTAAATCTAAGTCACAGCGACCTAGGGCTGGCGTGGATTCAAGCGGGTGAAGTAGTCAAAAAGAAGCCGGGGCCGCAGGCTGAGACGGTAGATTTTTCTAAGTATAAAGATTATCCCTGCACCCGTGGGGCGCTTGAAGCATGGGTAATGAAGCAAGGTGACGGCAATTCTAAGTCAACAGCCTACCGAATTGTGGACAAGGCGCTCGAATCTGAAGCTATCAAAAAACAAGCAAATGGTACCTACGTTTTGGAGGTCAAAGTCGATGAGCCTTTTTAACCTTCAAATTAACTTGAAGGTACCTTCAAGTTCGGTTGACGGTACCACCATCAAGTTCCCCCCTTTAAGGGGGAACTTGAAGGTGAAGTCTGAAGGCATGAAACATCTTGAAGGTAGACTCCTATGATTGACCAAGAAGCAATTGAACGAATCCCAGCGGTTATTCCGCATCCAGCAAGCATGATCGATAGCTTGCAAGACTTGGTTTTTGAGTCATGCGACGACCTAAAGATTACGGTTACCACCTCAACGGTTGCGACTATCACAAAAGTGATAGAGCACCTAATGGATAAGTCTGCTGACCACCCGGCTATGGCTAACAGAACAGACACGCTGGGGCATGCGGTCTTGAACATATCTCTTAACCGTTCGCCTGAATCTATGACAGCCGTGGCCAAGCGGTACGGAATCACTAAGCAGGCGATCAGTAAGAAAGTCACAGAAGTCTATGATCGGTTGGGTATCCGATCACGATCGCAGAAGAGCGAGAAGGCCCGCGAATCCTACCGCAAACGGGCATACCGTGTTCACGCAAAGCGGCGGCGTGAAGCACCTAAATTCAACATGGCCGCACTAAAGAAAGGTATTAAGAAATGAAATTACTATCCGTAATAAACAAGCTAAACGAAACGCGGGACAAAGCGATTGAGCTGGTAGGAAGGACAATCTCACTGGCATCGGATGCTGGCGAGATTATTGCCGTGGCAAGGACTGAGGGTAAGGACGTGCAGGCTATATGTGAGGAGGCAGGGATTACTGAGGAGGTTGGCAAGCGGTATGAGAAAGTCGCAGCCACTCAGAAGCGACTGAGCAGTGGCGATGCAGATCCAAGCCTTATGCGTCAGACTTATCTGCGCATCGGCATATTGCCCGACCCCATCACGATGAGCGAGCCAAGCGAACCTAAGCATTTCCTGTTGCCCATTATGAAAGCAAGGCAGTGGCTTGCGTCCAGAGGTGCAAAATTTATCGCCCAGGATAAGGCGCTGAAGGAGCAATTCCTAGCGGAGGCCGAGCCGATCGTGAAGGCGTACAACGACCTGAGGGGGGCGGCCTAGGTAGGCCAGCTTGCGTAAGTGCCTAAGGAATCTTTTAATTTTTTGCAATCTGTCGCGATGGCAAAGACATTCGGTAATTTCTTGAGTTTTACGCAAAAACATTGAATGACGTTATGGGACGCCGACCAAACACCGCAATCCTAGCTCAAGCCGCCGCTACCGGCGTCGGTTTGCGCCAAGCTCGGCGCCAGCTTGAGAAGGGGCAGGCGGTTGCGACCGCAAAGCCTATGAAGCCGATAGCCGGGATAGGATTAGACGGCGAGATTGATCGGCTGGAATCGCTAGCCGCTACTTTGGGCGAGGCAGCCAAGGAGGCGAGCGGGCCGGAGCGGTCGTCACTGATAGGCGATTACACCCGCGTCGTGGAGGCACTGCGAAAAATGAAGGGCGACCGGCCGGACATCAACGAGGCGGAGGGCAAAATGGTGCCGATCGACGAGGCAGACAAGATACTGGCACGCCGGACTAACGCACTAATCCCGCTACTGCTTGGCATGCCCAAACGCCTAGCCCCGATCTGCGCTCATCGGCCAGCAGCCGAGATCCAGAAAGAGGTGGAGAACGAGGTAGGGCAGGTGATGCGACAAGTGCAGGCAGCGCTGTGAAGGCGGCCGAACAGCTGCTTAAACGCGAACGCGACCGCTGGAACTTTGAGCCACCGCCGTCCGTTATCGAGTGGGCAGAAAAGAACATCCAGCTAGATAGCAGGATCACCGCTCGCCCAGGTCTTTATTCAACCAAGTATACGCCTTACGTGGCGGGCGTACTGGAAGCTCTGGCCGATCCGGGCGTTCATACCGTCAGCCTTTGCTGGGGATCGCAGACAGGCAAGACACTGACGCTGGCCATCTGGCTGGCGTACAGAATTGCCAACGATCCTGCGCCAGCACTGCTCGTAATGCCTAACGCGGATCTGGCTAGGAGCTACAGCGAAACGCGACTGACTCCGATCTTTGAGAAGTGCAAGCCAGTGCGGGCGCTGTTCCCATACGACAGCGACGATTTTAAAATCCTAGAGATGCAGTTTACCAGCATGACTCTCAGCTTGGTTGGATCGAATAGCCCGGCTAACATAAGCTCGCGCCCGATCTGCATTGCGGTACTAGACGAGCTGGACAAGTTTGCGCCACCGACCGAACGAGAAGCGGCCGCTTACAATCTGGCGCTGGAACGGACAAAGGCTTTTCCCAACCGCAAGCACGTGCTGACTAGCACCCCGACGTTAAGCACGGGCGATATATGGCAGAACTATCAGGCAGGAACGCAGGAAACTTTCCACGTCCCTTGCCATGCTTGCGGAGAAATGCAGGCGATGGAATTCGGGCAAGTGCGTTGGGCGGATAATGCACGCAATCCTGACGGAAAATGGGACTTACAGAAAGTGGGTGAGACGGCCGCCTACCATTGCACGAAGTGCAACGAGCCATGGACTGAGGGCCACAGGCGATCAGCCGTTGAGCAAGGCAAGTGGGTGGCAGCAAATCCAAACGCAGAACGTGGTAGGCGAAGCATGCGACTGCCTAGCTGGTACTCGCCGACCGTCACCTTTGCCGATTGCGCCAAACAGTTCCTGACTCAAAAGCATTATCTGCACGGCTTGCAAGGATTCGTGAACGGGTGGAGTGCGATGCCGTGGGAGGATCAGTTTGATGACGATAAAACAATCGACATTCCCGCCGGCGCATTTGCGAAAAAGCAGGATTGGGAAACCGAACATATCAAGCTGGCGGCCATAGACAGACAGATCGACGAGTATTGGTTTGTGGTGAGGGCGTTTGCTAGGGATGGAACTAGCAGGCTAATTGATGAGGGCCGAGCAAGGACGATTGAGGACGTAGCGCAACACTTACACACGCTAGGCGTTCAACCCAAGCACACGGCAATGGATAGCGGATATGAGACGCAAGACTCCTACCGAATCTGCGCCCGCTACAAGTGGACTGCATTAAAGGGCGAAGAGCGTCCTGCCTACTGGATCGAAACGCCACGCGGGCGGATGAAGTCAGTGCACTCAGCCGAACAACCCACTGACGCGGGCTGCATGCTTCTGCTACTCAGCTCGCCAGCCTGTCAGGATCTGCTGGCATGGTTGCGACGAGGTCAGGGGCCACGCTGGGAAATTGCTCATGACGTAAGCCCAGACTACCGCGAGCACATGAGCAGCCACAAAAAGGTGCACAGGATTAACCGTAAGACAGGGCGCGATCATTATGAATGGATACGCATCAAAAGCAGGCAGGATCACTTGTACGATTGCGAAACATATCTGGCTGGCTTTGCCGTGTACGGGAAAGTCATTAGGCCGACCGCTTCACTCGACGAGGAATCGTTGACACCTGTGGCGACGTGATGGCTATTTCCCGCAGACTTACGCGGGCAGTTGCGACGAACTACCTGGCTCAAGCCTCTGGGGTTACCGCAAGCGCCCTGACCAACCTTGCCACTGACCGCAACGCGGCGATGACGGGCGCAGCATCAGGCCGTGCACTGGTTGGATCTTCAGCAGGCGGGCAATCGGCCAGCTTCCAGATCGACCTTAAACCCACCGAACGGGTTGAGCTATTTCAGGCCGCAATCGATTACCTAAATGGCGTACAGGTCACACGCACCAGCGCCTCATTTTCTTACATTCTGGATAGCTGATTATGGCACAGAAACTTTCACTCGTGGCTCGGATGGGCGCAGGGATCAAAGCGTTCGGCGCTGGATTCGGTGCAGGCATCAGCACGTTCCAACCCTACGAAGGCGCAGGTTTTTCTCGTAAGCGTCCCGTTATCTATGGCGCCCATGCCCGCGATTCACGACTAGATCTAAACGAAGCGACACGGGTTGAGCTGCTAAAGCTCGCCCGGCACATGTACCGCAACGTGGGGCTGATTAAAGGGGCAGTGGATTCGATTGCCACCTATTCGATCGGGCCAGGACTCCGGCCGCAGTATCGCGGAGCAAACCAAGACTTTGGCAGACTGTGCGAGGAATATTGGCGGGACGTGGTTGTGCCATCGCCTGAAGTTACGGGCCGGATGACTTGGACAGACATGCTGCTGGCGCTATCGCGATCGATCGACGTGGACGGTGACGTATTCGTCATTATGACGGAAAAGGGAAAGCTGCAAATTGTGGAAGGCCACCGCGTTTGCGAAGGCGATGACTACGGAACTTCTGACGGCGTGTTCCTCGGCAAGCTCGGCGAGCCTACTGGATACCTAATTCAGACGGGCGAACTGTACCGCAAGCTGGGCGCAGATACCGTCATTCATCTAATGGAGCTGGAACGGCCGGATCAGATTCGTGGCGGATCTTCACTAGCCCGCGCATTGAACCATGTCCGTGATTTAAAAATGCTCGGCGAGTTTGAGAAGGACGCATTGAAATTGCAGGGATCGATTGCGGCAGTAATTACCACCGACCAAGGCGACGAGCTGGCTGGTCAGGGTGGATTCTTTGGAACCGTGCAGGCTCAAGACACTGGCGAACCAACGATCGCCCGCGAGGAAATCACCAGCTCGGCAACCATCCCGCGCCTTTCACCTGGCGAAAAAATTGAGATGATCGGGCCGAACCGACCGCACGCTGGCTTTGAACCTTTCGCAAAGTTCTTAATCCGTGACGTGGCCATGGGACTCGGATTGCCTGTTGAATTCGTTTATGACCCAGCAAGCGTCGGCGGGGCAGGGATGCGGTTTATTGTAGCCAAGGCGCAGCGTAGATTTGAGCAACGGCAACGCCTACTCATCGACAGATTCTGCAACCGCGCATGGCGCTATTTCATTGGCGGTGCAATCGCCAACGGAGACCTACCGGCCGTCGAGGACTATGCAAAGGTAACGTGGCAGACTCCGAAGTCGCTGACCGTGGACGCAGGGCGTGAGGCAATGCAGGCCCGCGAGGACTACAAGGCTGGCCTATCTTCGCTACAGGATTACTTTGGCGAACTTGGCCAAGATTGGGAAGAGCAGGTCAGGCAGATCGCAAAAGAGCGTGAGTTTGTTGCATCGATTGGAACAGTTGCACCGCAGACCGACGTGGCGGCCCCGGTGGAAGTAGTCAAAGAAACACCCGCAATCAACGAACCCAAGCCAGTTAATCCCGAGAAAGATCCGAACGCTGGGCCAGATGCTGAACTAAGCGCAAAGGTTGAGCTAGATTTGCCAACACAAAACGCAGGCGAGACTGACGACAAGTTCATGGATCGCTGCATGGGTAATCCAACAATGGTATCCGAGTTTCCAGAAAACGATCAAAGGGCAGCCGTTTGTGCTAGGCAGATGAAACTATCTGCCAAGCCACAAACAGAATCTTTCACCATGCGGGACGATCCAGATTTTAACCTATCGGCAAAAGAGTTGGATATGGTGGCTAAAGCTGTCGGGTTAAAAGATAAGAAACCAAGAACTACCAAAAGAAAATAGTTGTACGCACCCCATCCGCCCTTACGATTAGGGCATGGATGGCAATTCACCAGATACGGCCACACTCTATTACGACGACGGATCGATCAGTGTAGTTGGCCGAGTGATTAACGTAGGCCATCCTTACAATCAAACCTACAACTTGGCATCCATCGTCGGCACCGCTTATGGCAGTGAAAGCGCAGGACTTGGAAAGATTATGTGGGGATTCCTTAGCGGCTTTGGTATTTTGCTTGGAGTTGTAAGCATGAGAAATGCACCCGTTATGGGAGCGACAATCGCCTGCATGTCGGCTGCTATTTTATGGAAAATTATTCAAGGATCTTCCCGCCCTTATGTTGAGTTAAAGTTTGGCGGGTTAAATAATCAGTTGCTATACATGAAGAAGTTGTCGCACGCTGCGCAACTGGCCGATGCGATCAACATGGCGATCCAAGACATGCATACGCCACCCGAACCTGGTCAGCCTGTTTATAACCCCATCTTTCCAGATCCAGCAGATCCCGTTTCTCGTAATCCTATCTTTAGCCGAAACTGATTTGACACCTGTTGGCCAGCATGGCCAACAAACTTTCTAACGTATCCATTTTAACAGTAGGCGAGGCCAAGGGGCACAACCTACTGATCGACCAAACATCGCTAGAGCAAGCGCTGGCTGTGGCGCTGACTATGAAGCGCATCAAAGTGACCATGGGCCACGGCGCACCCGTCACTGGCATCCTTGGTTACATCGATAATTTTTCAATCAAAGGCGACCGCCTGTTGGGCGATCTAAACCTCTTTAACACTAACGAGGCGCAGTTTGTCGAGCAGCTGGCCCAGGTATTGCCCGAAGGCTTTGGCATATCCCTTACCTTTAGCGGCGTGCCTGAAGTCATGGGGTCGGAACGCTTTGCCCGAGTGACTGAGATCTATGACTGCTCAATCGTTTCTGAGCCAGCCGCCAATCCAGCAGGCATGTTTTCTGCCTTCTCAGCAGTTGACATGAAAAAACTTCAAATGAACGAAGCACCTGTCGAAGTCAAAAAAGAGCTGAGCGAGCCTGCCGTTGTGGCAGCTCCCGCACCCGAAGCTCCTGCCGTTGAAACTCCCGCAGTTGTCGAAGCACCTAAAGCCGAACTGGCTGAGATGCCTGCCGACAAGCCTGAGGAAAAAATGGCCGAACCTACTTTGATCGACATCGCTGCAATGCTCACAGAAGTTCTCGCACTAATGAAAGCCGACGCAGCTTCTGACGTTGTCGAAGCGCCTGAGATGGCTGCCGAACTCAGCGCAAAGACTGACGAAAAGGCCGACGACAAGGCCGTGACCACTTTGGAAAAAGCCAAGGCCGACGCTGCTGGCGCAGTGGCGGTTCCCGCTGAATCGAGCCAACCGCTCGGCCGGGCAGAAATCCTCAATCAATTCAACGCGGAAAAGAATCCGACCCGTCGGTCGGAACTGCTCCGCAAACTCGGACTGTAATCCAGTCCACTAGGAGAACACTACAATGGCCAACACAATCGGAACAACGAATGCCAATGTAATCGCTCAGAGGGCTCTCGAGATCCTCGTGGCGGATTACAGCTTCCTCAGAAACTCCGTCACGGATTTCAGCAGCGAAGCGGCTAAATACAACGCGTCAGTCTTTACCCACCGTATCTCTGCGACGACCGCTCAGGACTACTCGCAGGCAAACGGTTACGTGGCGACTGCGACAACCCAGACGGACGTGCAGATCACTCTCAACAAGTTCAAGCACGTTTCGTATTCTGTGGACGATCAAGAGCGCACCAGCTCCAACATCAACCTCATCGAGCGTTTCGCCGGCGCGGCCGCGCACGCCCTCGGGTTGCAAATGGTTGGGGATTTGCTCGCTCTCGTGACTTCCTCCACCTTCACCAGCGCATTGACGGTTGCTTCCAGCGCCTTCTCCTACCGCTCGGTAGTGTCGGCCGGAATCACCCTCAACAACAGCAACGTGCCAGTCAACGGCCGGTACGCTGTTCTTAACCCCAGCTTCTACGGCGCACTCTTGAATGATACGACCGTCGTGGCCAATCCTCAGATCACTGGCGACCTCGTTCGCACGGCTGGGATCGGCAACGTGGCTGGATTCAACATCAACCAATACAGCGCAGTGCCTTCCAACAGCATCACGCTCGGCGGATTCTTCGCCCAGCAGGAAGCCTTGTTGATCGCGGCTCGCGTTCCTGAAGTTCCGACCGGCGTTCCCATCCCTGGGGACATCTCGGTTGTGACCGAACCCCGCACTGGCCTATCCGTTCAAGTTCGTGAGAACTACGACGTGGTTAAGGGTATGCTGCAACGCACCTACGCTCTGATCTACGGCGTGAAAGCCGGAGAGCCTGCGAGCTTGGTTCGTATTAACGGTAGCTAATTCACTCGGGGAGGGCGGTGGGCTGAAAGGCTCACCGCCCTTTCCACTTTAAGAAATCCTCATGTCTGAATTCACAGAAGCGTTAAAAGAAAGTCTGGCCGCTTTATACGATCAAACTGGCACGGCCGCCACAATCGGTTCCACTTCAGTCACTGGCATCCTTTCGACAATCACCCGCAAAGAAAGCGTAGAGCTGGGCGGGTTTGATCTGGATCTTAACTCCACCTTCACCGTCGACGTGGCGAACTTAGCCACAGCTCCCACGATTGGATCTATTCTGCTGGCCAATTCAGTCAGCTATCGGGTGGCATCGATTGATACTTCTGTCGGTAGTTACGTGCTCGGGTTGCGAGAGATTTAACCGTGGCCACTCGAAATCCTAAAATCTCCATCTACATGATCGCTGGGCACGAAGCCCAATTTATCGACCGCTGCCTTACTGCCTTTAAACCATTCTGCGATGAGCTAGTGGTCTGCATAGCCCAAGGCGCTCGGCCTGACGACGGCACGCGGGCGATTGCCGAGAAGTCAGGGGCTAAGATAGTTGAATATAAAAACGCATCCGCAGGGGCAAGCTGGCCTCACGTCGACAACTTTGCCGCCGCCCGCAACACGGCACTGGATGCCTGCACTGGCGACTATGCAGTATGGGTGGATTGCGATGACTTGCCACATAAAGACCTCAAAAACGCTCTTAAAAGGGGCGTAGAAGCATTTGAGCACAATCCTAAGCTCGGAATCTATGCAGGCGTCTATGACGTTATAAACGCCAAATTAAGGCCAGTACGTGAGCGCATGGTGCGGCGTATAGACGGCGTATGGTCTGGCAGGTGGAACTATGCAGTGCATGAGGCGCTGTTGCCTAATGCTGGGCTAGAATCTGTAGGTGAGCAGGCAGTATGGGTGGAGCATCACCCCGGTGGTTACAAGGCGGGTAGCGCCGATCGGAATCTACGCATCTTGCAGGGCCAATTAAGCGAAGCAGGCAAGTATGCGTACTACTATCAGCAGGAACTTTTCTTAGGGAATCGGAGGACGGAATCTGAGCCGTGGTCACACGTTGCGGCCGTCTGGCCAGGGCAAGAGGCAACGCTGGCTTACGAGGCCGCCTGCAATCAGGCTACAGCCACGCAAGATCGCACGGTCAGGATCGGCTTATACCAAAAGGCACATCAGATGAACCCTGGGCGAAGGGAGGCGATTTACTATCTAGCCAGGGAAGAGGCCAGCGTGGGTGCGTGGTTACAGGCTTATCACTTGCTAAAATCGGCGATGGTTCAGCCCGATCCGGGCGTGAAGATCTGGAACGCCCAGCGCACCGTCTATGACTTTGAGTGCATCGATCTGTACCTTGCGGCCTGTAAAGCCGTGGGCGATACGGCCGAGGCAGAAAAGATTGAGAACATGTGGCGGGCGCAGAAGCCCGTGAAGATTACCGTCTGCCACGCCACGCGAGGCCGCCCCCAAGAAGCCATCAATGCCCGCATCTTGTGGATGAAAAAGGCGGCAGATCCAGCGTCAGTTGAGTGGATCTACTCAGTCGACGATGACGATCCAAAAGCCGACATGCTAAAAAATTGGGGAATTGTCAAGGGGAAGGGCGGGTGCATTGCCGCATGGAACAGAGCGGCAGAAGTGGCCCGTGGGGAGATCATCATTCAAGGCTCCGACGATTGGGATCCTCCACTGCATTGGGATACGATCATCACGCAACGGCTTGGCGATTCAAGTAAGCCATCAATCCTTGCTGTATCTGACGGCCACCGCAAAGACGATCTGCTTTGCATTGCAATTTTAACAAAAGCTAGGCTCAAACAGCAGGGCACACTTTTTGCCCCAGAGTACGACGCATGCTCAGGCATTTTCAGCGATAACGAGTTCAGCTTACGCGGGGCAAAAGATGGCGTCATCATTTCCGCCAAGGATATCGTCTTTACCCACAATAATCCGCTCTTTACGGGCGCAACGCAGGACGCGGAATTTAAACGCCACAACGCCAAGGAGAACTACGAGCTGGGCGAAAAGATATTTAAGGAGAGGAACCCGTGATTCACACCCACAACGCACTGCGTTTGGGAGACAACCTGGTGCAGTTAAACTTTCTGCGTAGGCTATGCCTGCAAAATCCAGATATTGAGATCACGCACTATCACAATCCGGAGCTGTGCAAGTTTGAGGAGATTGATGCCTTGCGTAGCGACATGTCCTTACGGCTACGCATTCGACCAATTAGCGAAGCGCCAGCCGATAGTATTGATTCTTGGCGTAATGCAGGCGGATATTGGGAGCGTCACCCCGACAAATTAAACTTCGCCAAATTTCATCTATGTTGGTTTGAGGAACTGGCCAGCAGGATGTGCGTAAAGAATCCGATCCAGAAAGTCGACGATCTTCTGTTTGACTATCCAGCCCTAGATTCTTTTATTCCGATGGCGCCAGACTGTGACGTCGTCGTGATAAATTCGCCAGGGCGGTCTGGTCAATTCACAAACTTTAACCCCGACGACTTTCGCAACCTAGTATCTAAACTAGTTAGCAAGGGCCATCGGGTAATCAGCACAGTCGATACTGGATTATGCCCGGCATTTGATAACAAGAACGTGACTTGGATTGGAGCCACTGCAGCCAAGGCAAAAGCCGTAATCGGAACATCCACTGGGCCGAGCTGGCCGTGTCTAAACGTTCACAACAAAGACGCCTTTCATTTGCTGTGTGCAGATACAGAAACAGTTATTTTTACCGAACGCGGTCAAATGGCTAGGAGCGCATTTCACGCCCTGCATATTCTTGAAGAGGAAGGTTTGCTGTGAAGAAGGAGCTGACGCAGGCGATGGACTTATTGGCGGCCGATCCGGCCGTCAGGTTTATAGGTTACGGGGTAAAGATAGGCGGCCGGGCGGCAGGCACGCTCAATAATGTTGCAAATTCACAACTGATTGAAACGCCTGTCGCTGAAAATTTGATGGTAGGACTAGCCACGGGCCTGAGTTTAGCCGGGCTAAAACCCGTCGTCTTTATTGAGCGGATGGATTTTATTCTGAACGCACTGGATGCCATCGTGAATCACCTGGGCGCAGCTCAGCACATTAGCTGCAATCAATTCAAGCCGGCCGCCATCTTGCGGGTAGTTATAGGAAACAAAAGCAAGCCGCTCTACACGGGGCCAACCCATACGCAGGACTTCACTGAAGCTCTTAGGAAAATGATTGATTTTCCAATCGTCGAACTAAAGAAGGAAAGCGTAGTCAGCGAGTATCAAAGCGCACTGCAAAGACTGAGCGCCGGGACATCCACTATGCTGGTCGAGCGAAAGGATGAGTGGTGAAGCAGAACAAGTACAGCGACCTTAAGATCTTTTCGTTCCCGGACAAAATCGCCAGCTTTCGCGACGATATTATTACCGCACCCATCTACGTGCGGATTAAGCCGACCAATATTTGTAATCACGCCTGCCGTTTCTGCGTCTATTCAGACGGCACAACCCGGCCCAAGGATCGGCCTGACTTGCACCTACAGGCTGGCATGCACACCAGCATGAACGAGCGGGACGTGATGCCACGAGATAAGGCGCTAGAACTAATAGAGGATCTTTCAAGCATGGGAACAAAAGCCGTCACCTTCAGTGGTGGCGGAGAGCCTTTGCTACATAAAGACATTGTCGAGATTATGACTAAGACAGTTTCGTCTGGGTTGGATCTATCCATTATTACCAACGGCCAACTGCTTGCGGGGGAAAGGGCGGAAGTATTGGGCAAGGCAAAATGGGTCAGGATTTCCATGGACTACACAAGCGCAGAGCAGATGGCGTCTAGCCGTAACGTGCCTGACAGATCGTTTGATTCCGTGATGCAGAATATAAAAAACTTTTCCAACACAAAAACAGAGAGCTGCGATCTTGGTATTAACTTTATTATTACCCGCTACAATTACGAGGGATTAGTTCCGTTCGCTAAACAACTCAAGGATTCAGGCGTAAGTAATGTCCGCTTTTCGCCCGTATACGTGCAGAACTTTAAAGAATATCACAACACGATTGCGACAAGGGTGAGGGAGCAACTGGCCGAGTGCCAATCTTTTTGCGATTCAGATTTTACCATTAACACGACCTACGATCTGGATAGTCCAAGTAAGTCGCCCGTCAGGCCGTTCCATCGCTGTCTTTACGCTCAAGCCGTTTGCGTGGTAGGCGCGGATCTTAATATCTACGCATGCCACAATACCGCATACAGCAATCACGGCCGGATCGCTTCCATAAAGGATCAGTCATTTAGCCAAGCATGGTTCGGAGAAGAGGCGAAAGCATGGCACAAGAACTTTAACCCAGGCGTTAGTTGTCTGCACGAATGCGCTAATCACGCCAAGGTGGCACTGTTTGAAAAGCTGGCCACCGATAGTCACGACGCCTTTGTATGAACAAGCAGGATCTGATTAATTTTGAACTGCGCATTAAGGCGCTATTTGAACAGGGCAAGCTGCCATATCTGATTCACCTATGCGGGGGGAATGAGGATCAGCTAATCGAGATATACAAAGACATCAAGCTAGGCGATTGGATTTTCTCAAGCCACAGATCCCACTACCACTATCTGCTGGCTGGCGGAAATCCTGACGTGCTCGAACAGATGATTAAAGAAGGTCGTTCCATGTTTGTATTTGACCGTAAACTGAATTTCTACACTTCAAGCGTTTTGGCCGGCACTTGCGGGATAGCGGCCGGAGTTGCGCACACATTAAAAGAGCAAGGAAGCTCGGCAAAAGTGTGGTGCTTCTTGGGCGATGGAGCTGAGGACGAGGGCCATTTTTATGAGGCCGTGAACTACGTGGCTGGGGCAGATCTACCCTGCACCTTTATTATTGAGGATAACGATCGATCCGTGGATACGCCGAAGGCAGCCAGGGGAAAGGCCACGATAACTTGGCCCGATTGCGTCAAGCGATACCACTACACCCCAACATTTCCGCATGGTGGCGCTGGATGTAAAACCATGGTCACATTTGATCCGTCCATTCGCCCGATCTGGTGACAAGAGGAGTTTAGAATATGCCCGCCGTCACCATGCTCGATCGTCTAATTGAAGCTGCGTTTCAAGAGCTTCTATCTACAACCGTTACCGGGGTGACCTATCACTTGTCCCACGACAAGACAGAGAATATGCCGCCCTCGATCGTCATTAAAGCCACGCTAGGAACGGAAGAGCCAGTGCAGGGATCTGGCGTATTCAGCGTGCCCGTTGAAATCGTGGTGGATGATTCTTATGACGACACAACCCTAGACGCCCATACTCAAAAATGCTCCAAGGTGTTGCAGGCTTTTTATGATTCAAGCCCGTTGGCGACCAGGTTAAACGCCACCACGGCGATCGGATCTGCCCGTTGTTACAATGCCAAGGTGGATTCTATTGAGCCTGAGGCCGACGATGAAGAGCGTACAATGCGTCGCACCTACAAGCTGGCAGTCATCGCACAACCGAATTCAATCGCAAGTTGACACAAAATTTAAGGCAATATGGCAGCCACAACAATCGGAACAAGCGGCCTACAATTCGGCATTACTGCTGAAGCTGGTGGGCTCGTACAATCTTTCACAGAAACCCGTAACGTCGAGCGTGCAGAAATTCGCAACGCGAGCGGCGAGGTAGTTGGCGCGGCCATGTATAACCCCACTGATTCGTTCTCATTCTCCACCACCATCACGGGCGCTTATGCGACAAGCGCAGGTGCAGTTCTCACAACCTTGGCAAATGCCACCAGCACCGGCGGTAAGATCGTAGTCGATAGCGTAACCGTTAATCGTACTAGCGAAGGATTTGTCACGGTGGACGTATCGGCGACTCGATTCCCCAACATGAGCTAACCCGCCCCGGCGGGTTTATGAGATCCTAAAATGGTTGATAGCTTCTGGGGAACGACAAATATAAAAGTAGCTGCAGCCGTCGCAGCCTTTGGGGCCAAGCTACGCCAATCCGATCCCGTTACTTGTATCGTCGAAGAGGGAGGTCACAGAAAATTCACGTTCTGGTTCAACACGGGCGGCGATCAGGATACTAAAGCCGAAATGGAGCGCACCTGGGCGGATATGAAATCTGAGCCAGAGGCCGCGATTAGATACGTCAGGGCAGCTCTCGAGAACAGAGAGACACTTCTGGGCCTGATGAAGCGTGCCGAGCCTATTCTATCGATCAAGCGTGGCAGCCAAACGCTACTTATCTCAGAAAGGGCAAGCCCCGAACTAAAGCGGGCGATGATTAAAAAACTATGAGCGAAGAAGCATTATTACAGGAGCTGGACAACTCCCTTATCTCGCCGGATCGCTACTTTAAAAATCAGAAACTTGCGCCCTATACCGAGGGCAGCCGCCTGTTGATGCTTCAGGTGCGGGATGATAGCGATTCCGCCATCTATTTTGTCTGGTCGTTTATTTATCTGCATATCCTGCTGGCGGAAGATCGTAAAAGGGCGATCCGTTTAGCTTGGGATAAGGACGCATTTAGAGAGAAGCTGATGGATTGGATTGCTGAGATGAGCGAGGAAGATCGCAACACTGCCTCAGTCATGTGCTCTTCGATCTTGTCAGAGGCGAATAAGGCAAGGGTAAGCGTCATCCCTTCAGCCATAGCCGCACCGCCGGGAAACGACTAGCGCCAGGAGGAACCGCCGCATGCGTGTTTGTCCTGGCAAAACATACGGGCTGGCCAATGGATTATATTCTCTGGGAATTGCCACTGGTAGCAGTCAATCAGGCCGATCACGTCTTTATGTTTATGGACGGCGTAAAGCTAAGACGTGCGGCTCATATTGAAGGAAAAGAGATTCGTGACATGGAAAGGCTATTAGGATTATGAGTGCCAGTTTAACAGTCGACGCCAGCAAACTACAAAAAGCCATGAAGGCTTTTATTGGCAATACCAAAGCCGAGGCATCAAAGGAGATGCGGATACAGGCGCGGATGCTTTGCGTCAGCTTGGCAAACTCCACGCAGCCGTTCGGCCTAGGCAATGACGTTAAGAAGGTAGGTGAAAAGGCGGTCACTAGAGATATTGACCGCGTCTACAAATCCGCCGCTTCCGCATCTAAAGAGATAGCCAAACTTTCGCTACCCAACGGCAAGACAAAGACGCAAAACGCTGAACAGATGGCGAAGGCATTGGCAGCTCTTGTGCTGGGCAAAACAGGCGGTAGTAAGCGCAGGCGAACTGAGTCAGCCCAACAGCTTTTAAACAGAATACGTCAGCAACCTTATGTGGGCACGCAAGTCGGGCCGTTTGACGGCGGAAAGAATCACGAATCAGCCCGGTATGGCAAATCAAAGAGAGTACCTAAAAATCAATTTGTTCGGCAAATTGTTACAAAGGACAATCCTCTTGCCCGATACTTTAAAGATAAGCGGGGAAACGTAGGTATCGCAAAGTCAGGCTGGGCGGTTTGCGCCGGTATATTAGGCGGATTTCGCGGAATTCCCAAATGGGTATACAGGCACACGGGCGGCGGCCGCGTGAACGATAAGAGCCAAGTGGGGTTGGGTACTTTCTCTAAGCCCTACGTTCAAATGACTAATACTATCCCGTGGATTAACAACGTAATCAGCCTTGAAACCATCCAGAAGTCTATTGACATACAGGTGTTAAAAATGATCAAGAGGCTTAGCATTATCGCTAATTACGAGAGCAAAAAGGCGGGTCTATAATGGACGCTACAGCCACAGCCAAACTCGCATTAGACGCTTCAGGGCTGGATCGCGGGCTACAATCAGCAACTGCCAGCCTAGATCGATTCGCCAAACAGACAGGATCAGTCCTAGCCGGGGCATTCGCCTTTGATAAACTAATTTCAGGCTTTAGTTCAGCCATCGAGAAGGGCGATCAACTACAAGACATTGCGGAAAAGTTCGGATTATCCGCCAGTAAACTACAGATGCTGGGGAATGCTGCGTCAGTATTCGGAAGCGGAATTGAAAATGTTAGCACGGGCCTAAATAAACTTTCTCTTGCCCAACAAAAAGCAGTTACAGGAGAGCAGGGAGCTGAGGGGCTGGTCGCAATATTTAAAGAGGTTGGAATAGGCTTTGATGAATTGCGCTCTATGAGTGCGGAAGATATATTCCTAAGAATTGCCGACAGCTTTGCTAGCGGAGCAAATGATGGCCGTCAGTTCGTAATTGTTAACGAACTACTTGGCAAGGCTCAAACCGATTTAATTAAGGTACTAAATCAAGGGTCAGCAGCGATTATTGCGCAAGGAAACGAGATCGGAGTATTTTCTGACGAAACAATCTCAAGCCTGTCGGAGCTATCCGATCAAATAAAAATATTGCAGAATAATATGACGATTGGGTTTGGGAGTGCTGCCGCACTTTTAAACCCTTTTATTAAAGGGCTACAGGATGCGCTTGAGCTTGCCGTGATGCTTGGCATGGCTGTAAAGGAAGCGGCTACGGGCAATATTGCTGGCGCTAGGGAAATTTACAAGAGAGCGAGCAATTTAGGTACCGAGAAAATGGCGGAAAGGGATAAGGCCGAAAAAGATAAAGGTAAACCTAGTCGTGTAGATCTACGTGAGGCCATTGCAAATCAGAAGGAATTAGAAAAGGCCGAAAAAGACGCGATCAAAGATCGGACTGACTTGGCCCTTTACCTCCTTAAACAAGAGGATGCCGAGAAGAAGCTGGCCAATGATTCATACGAGCGCAAGAGGGATACCGAGCGCGAGAGAATGCTGGAAGCCGCCAATCTGGAAGTTAAGGCAGCGCAGGAAAAGATGAAGCTACAGCAAGAGCAGGCAAAAAAAGAGAAGGGCATGGCTGCTGGCCCAGGCGGTACCAGCAGGCAATTTGAACAAGCGAGAGCTGGCGCAGCAGGCGAAGTGCTTAATTTTACCGCTGGCCTTGGCGATCGTGGCATTTCGCAAGCAGTTCAGACAGAAAGGGACAAAGCCGCAAAAGAACAACAGAAAATTAACAGGGAAGAGTTTGACGCTAAAGTGATGGAACAAACCAGCGCGACAACAAAAGAAGGGCTGAAGCGAACTATGGCTAGCCGACGCCAGGAGTTTATTCAAAAAGAAGCGGGCAAGGAGGCCAAGGGCGGCAAAACATTGTCTGATATCTATACGGTATTAAACGATGCCTTATCTAAAATAGTCGCCGCTCCAATGGTAAACTAATGAGTGCCGTAATAGTTGGATCTCCAATATCGGGCAGTAAAGTTCTCCGCAGGGCAGAATTTTCGACCGAACGTAATGGGCTGGAAACATTAAACGAAATCTACACTGTGCGAACAGCGGATCGCAGAAAATTACAGCCCAGCTTTGGAACTTTGCATTCAGCCTACTCAACCACTTCCACAAAGTTTGATCGCATGGCCGTGGAGAACTTTTCATTTAGAGAGCTGGACGGCGACTTGACGGAGATAAATATTACCTATGTTGGGCTAACTTCTAGCAGTGGCCTGCCGCCAGCAAATATCAGGTTTATTCCCACGCCTGGTGCTGGCATATACGGCCCGGACATGATTATCGAGGCCGAGTTTGTAACTGATAAAAGCGAAAATGAATTTATCCAGACAGGGGCAGGAGGTCTTTTGAAGCCAGGCGATGATCCGTCAAATCTAGGTCGTTATGGTCGTTTTATGCCAAGCGAAATCAATGGAACAAATATGCCATCAAATCCTAGGGAGCCATTTCAAATATCTGGCCTCTTTACAAGATTTAATTACTTTGGGTATACACAGGCATCTTTGTCGTGTGAAAGACGTGGCATCCTTTTGGTTGCAAGAGTTAATTACGCTGAGGAGACGAAAAGCTCTGCCGTTTAATAAATTTAAATGAGAGAGCCTGAACTAAAAGAGCTTGCTGGTGCCTCACGGCTTGCTCGTGAGTTTTTTAATCGTTTAATCCGCAGGATCGAATGCACTAAGCCGACGGCCGGTACAGGCATAACAATTACTCAGGAGGATAATGGCTTTAAAATCTCTAATTCCATTACTGCTAGCACTGGTGGCGAATACAACGTCGTTACGTTAAACGTGTGCAGCAATGGAACCCCAGACACGCTTCTTGTCCTTACTCCAAAAGAAGAAGAAGAATGAGAATTGACACAATAGGAGTACCAAATGGCGCAATCCCTAGACATTTATATTGATACAACTAGCGGAATTCTAGTATCTCGCGGAGCCGTAAGGGATAGAGCTTTACCCACTCTAACTCGAAACGACTCGTATAATCTTCGTGTACGCTTGCAAGAGAGAGATCAAAATGGTTTTTTGCGGGATCTGGACACAAGTGGTGCGTCGCTAAAGCTTGGGATTGGCAGCATTGATGGCGACCCAACCGACGGGCAATTTAAATTAGTTCTAAATAGTATTACATCATCAGCCATATCTTATAATGCGTCTGCGCTACAAGTTTATAACGCCATTTCCGCAATCGCGGGCACGGGCATTACTGTCACATCCTATGGCAAAGAGGAATTTTCCTATCTCATCACTTCCCCTACTCTTGGCACAGCTATGTCCTTTGGCGGCGATCCCTTTACGCTATTTCCGACTAGCTCTGTCATAGTAAACACCCGCAGATTCCCAACCGCATCAGTAGCGGCCCAGCAAGTTATTCGCTTGGTTCGCAACCCTGCCGTGTATTCAGATACTTTTACAACATCACCTACGGCTGGTATTGTTTCGTTGACTAAAATTCAGGATGGCTCCTCTACTCAGAATGAAACTTATAGCTTGGCGATCGGATCTGATGCAGAAGGCGGTTCTGTGGTGCTTAACTATGGCTCAAACTCAACCACAGCTATCCCTATTGGATCAACTGCTGCCAGCTTCCAAGAAGCCCTTACCTCAATCACGGCAATCGGTTCTGGCAATATTAACGTCGACATTGGCAACAATTCCGGAAACTACTCTATTACGTTTGTTCGCAACCTTGGCCTAACTAACATTACGACCGCTCTTACCCTAGACGCAAGTGGCGTAATCTTTGGTAACTTCTTGCAAAGCACTGTCACTATGGCGACAGCCGAGCTAGATGAGCTTTTTGCCGAAACTGGCACAGATACTATTGCGAGCAAGATTGAGATTGAGCTTATCCAGAGCGGAACACCTAAGACGGTTCTCCAATCTGATATCACAGTTCGCAGAGATTTAATTAACACGGGATCTGCCGTACCGGCCGCCCAAGCCTCCTACCTTACGGCCGCCGAGAGCTATGCAGCATTTTTACAAAATTCTACTACTGGCTTTAATAGCACAATCACAGCCCGCAGAATAATTAGTTCAGACGGAGCGACAAAACTAACAGCAAGCACCGTTGGGCTAGGATTCTTTACCGCAAGCCCTGTCGCCAAGCCGTCCAATACAAATGTTGTAAGTGCCTTGGTAAATTTAGGTTTAATAGACAACACAGTTACTGTTGGCGTTGCTGGTGGTTCGGCAAATGCGGTGACAGATTGGAGTGGAAATGTCTCTGCAACTACAAGATTTTTAGCTGACTCGTCTGCGGTAACTTCAGTGGATTGGGGCAATCGAGTTCTTAAAAACTCAGCTGGGGTAACTGCCGTAAATTGGGAAACCGGGACTCTTGGTTCTGGCGGAACGGTTGTAACCATAGGTGCAAATAATGTGGCAATTTCTGGTAGTTATTATATTGCGATGGGAACTGGCAATGGTGCTTTCAGAACATTATCAACAACCGCTTCAATCAACTTTGGGAGCATTTCCGCAAACTCAACAAACTCTGTTAGTGTTGTTGTTACTGGATGCAAGCTGAATGACATTGTTTTGCTTGGATTGCCTTCGGCAGTTTGTGAGGGCTTATCATTTGAAGGACACGTCACAGCCGCAGATGGCCTTGAAATTGATGCGGTCAATGCAACTGGTAGCCAAAAGACCCAGTCCGCCCAGACTTTCCGAATTACTGTACTGAACTATCAATGATAAAATTTTCTAATGTCTCACTATCTCAAATTGCAATCGGAATTACAATATCAGATATAGACTTATATTTTGGCACATTAGCTGGCCTCGCAGGTTCTTCTGGTAGTACCGACGGTACTGGTTCAGCCGCTAGATTTAGTAGTCCTTATGGAATTGCCGCAGATACGACAGGCAATATCTTTGTGGCAGATACAGATAACAGCATAATCCGCAAAGTAACAAGCGCAGGGGTTGTAACAACACTTGCGGGACTTGCGGGTTCTTCTGGCGGTACCGACGGTACTGGCTCAGCCGCTAGGTTTACTTTGCCCAACGGAGTTGCCGTTGATACAGCAGGCAACGTGTTTGTTGCAGATACACAGACCGCCACAATTCGCAAAATAACAAGCGCAGGAGTTGTAACTACTCTAGCTGGAACTACGTATTTGACTGGCAGTGCCGACGGCACTGGCTCAGTCGCTAGCTTTAATTTACCCTTTGGGATTACCGTAGATACATCAGGGAATCTTTTTGTGGTAGATACATACAACAACACAATTCGAAAAGTAACAAGTGCAGGGGTTGTTACTACCCTAGCTGGAACTGCAGGTTCTTCTGGTAGTACCGACGGTACTGGTTCAGCCGCTAGATTTAATAATCCTTATGGCATTACCGCAGACACAGCAGGAAATCTTTTTGTGGCAGATACGGGCAATAACACAATCCGAAAAGTAACAAGCACAGGTGTCGTTACTACCTTGGCTGGCCTTGCAGGCTCTTCTGGCAGTACCAACGGCACTGGATCATCCGCTAGATTTAGTAGTCCTTATGGAATTTCAGTAGACACATTGGGAAATATTTTTGTAACGGATAGGGGCAGTAATACAATCCGAAAAGTAACAAGCGCGGGGGTAGTAACTACCCTAGCTGGCCTCGTAGGTTCTTCTGGTAGTACCGACGGTGTTGGTTCAGCCGCTAGGTTTAGCCAGCCCGCTGGCATTACCGTAGATACAGCGGGAAAACTTTTTGTGGCAGATACGGGCAACAGCACAATTAGAAATTCTACTTAAACATAGGGCAGTTACCCTAAAAAAATCCTTATGGCTAAAGTTCTCCACGCTAGCTACAGCGGTTATTTCCCGTCTTGTTTACTCGAACTTCCAGACTTAGCCACGCAATCCCTAGAAGATGCGATGGAAATTTATTGGAAAGTAAAAAGCTGGACGATTGCAATTAGCGGAGATGCGCCGGTTTCTGCTAGGACATTTACACAAACCGCCCAAAATGAGACTTATTTGGTTTGTAATACCTTCGGCGTTGAGGGTTCTTTTTCTCCGGACGATGAAGATAATACATTTCTTCTAAATGGCCCTTTCGTTGACTCTAATTCAAATCCCACGTTGTATGGCGTTGAACCATACTTTTTCTTAAGAGGAGTGATTGGAGAATCTGGTTCTGTTAGATATACTTCTGCTTTTGAACAAGGTGAAACAAAAGAAGTGGGGTCATTTACTTTCTTTGGGCAAAGTTATCCTCTGTATCGAGTAACCGAAGAGGATGATATACCTCCCGCAAGTGGAACTATTGAACCAGCCTCTTACTGGACTTATACAGATTAGCCTTTGACACACGCCATCCAGAAGTATGGCCGCTGGCGTATATAATCTAACCGTAGAACAGGGCGTGGATCTTGCCTTAGAAATAGCGGTTAAGGACGGCACCGGCGCAACTTATTCCCTTGCAGGCGCAACCGCTGCCGCTCAGATCCGCGATACCTATAATGGCAACCTGCTGGCCACGTTTTCGACTGTCACTGCTACCGGCACTACCGGCAGCCTTACCCTGGCGTTAAACGCCGCTACCGCCAGCGCCCTACCTATCAGCGGGGGCAAGTGGGATTTATTACTTACGACATCTGCCGCCACTAAAATCCGCCTATTGCAAGGATCTGTTACGGTCGCAGGCGAGGTGACTGAATAATGCCCATCACGGCCACAGTCTGCGGGCCTGCCAGCATAACGGTCGCCGTAGGCACGCCCATCGTAACGGGTGGCGGTGGGGGTGGAGCTGCTGGCGTTACTACTGGCACGGCCGTGGCGCTGGCAATCGCCCTTGGATGACAAGGAGCACAATCTAAATGAAACAGATCTGGCCTAATTATTCCTACTCGCCCACCACAAATGTCCTAACTCTCACCGGGCTAAATATTGATCGCGATCAGCTCTTGCTCGTAACGGCAGCGGATCGCGGGCGGATCATGTACAACTTTGCGGATAGCTCAGTTACTGCCTCTGCTTTTACGTCAGGCGCAAACACCGCGCTTACCCTGGTTGCGGCGACTGCTGGGCTAACGACTACCGCTGCTCTAGTAATTTATTACGACGATCAGTTGGCCAGCACGACAGTGACCGTTAGCTCCCTACCCGCCATTTCTGGAACGGTGACGGCGAACCTTAGTAATGTTGCTCAATCAATAGGATTTCTTAGTTATAGCACAACAATGCCTAGTAGTGCAGTTAGAATCGGGTGGGGAGACGAGGAACATTTTAATTCTGCTGGATGTGATGCGTATGGCAAGCCTCTTCCAATACAAATACTTTTAGGAAATTCGATTGGCGATAGTGTTACAACCTATAACCCTCTCCCCATCTCTGGTACGGTGACGGCGAATGGTGGGGATTTTGCAAGCACGCCTCTAGGAACGTATCCATCAAAAGCATTGAGAATTGGGTATGCAGATGACGAAGAATATAATGCGGTCGGTCTTGCTAGCGGCGGCAAACCCTTGCCAGTTGTATTATATAATACTGCACAAGACCCCATCGGCTCAAGTGGAGGTGGTTCTACCCCTCTTGTTATCTCTGGCACAGTCACCATCGGAGCAGGGACGCAACAGATTGGCTCTGTAACAGTAGGCAATAGCGTCACTATTGGCTCGCTTCCGGCGATTAGTGGGACGGTCACGGCCAACTCATCCAACGGCTCTCTAACAACAAGATTCGGCTCTGTCACTACGGCGAACACGGCTTTTGCGACATCGGCTGTAACTAACACTAATAGAAAATATCTTTTAATTCAGAATGTCACAACGGCCTCAAATGTAATTACAGTCGGAATTGGATTTACCCCAACCACCACCCAAGGCATTCAGCTATTTTCGGGGGCTGGGCTAACCTTTGAAGGTAGCTACATTCCTACCGGTGCAGTTAATTTATTGTCCAGCGTAACAGCTTCTTGCTTCACCATATTGGAGGCGTAAGTGGGGTTCTTTGCTGCAAGCGGAATCCTTAATCGTAAAGGGTTTTTTCGCAGCGGATTCGACCCAGACGCAAGCGCATTTTTTGCAACCGCTGGCGTAACCAATCAAGCGGCAAGAGGACAAATTAACGCTTTTGTGTTTGGCGTAAAAGACCTCGGCCTTTGGAGTAGTATGGTTAGCTGGCCTCTACGTTCCACACAAAACGCTGGAACTGGAACCACTGTGTATAGCTTAGGTGGATACGGAATCAATAACGGCACTATGAACGGAACAATATCTTGGGGAGCCGATGGGATAATTTACCCAAACGACAGCACTTTTAAGTTTATTAACACAGGATTTACAATGGCTTATGATTCATCAAATTCTAGTTTTGCGGTTGGCTCATTAACCGCAACATCTTCTGGAAATAGAAGATATATTGGTTCTGCTACACAACCTGCAACTCCCTTGAATGCGGGAGTTTCAGCAAATACAACAACGCTTTCTAGCATAAGCTCCTTTTCTGGATCTGTATTCACACAAGTATCATTCGCGGGATCGCCAAACTTGAATACATTTAATTGGTTAGGTGCTTCCGCAAATTACGCGACAACTACAAACAACTTTAATGCACAGTTGAATTCAACATTTGGAACACTCTCGAGAAATTCAGCTGCGAATGGGAAAAACGCTTTACATATTGGCGGAGGTCAGAATGTAGCCGATACCTTTACTGGCACGATGGCTTTTGCGAGTTACTTCCCAACTACCGATGTATCTCAAGCCAATAAACTACTTTTATACAATCTCTACAAAAACACCCTCGGCCAAGGGCTAGGACTACCCTAATGCCCCTCCTTCTCATCACCCTATTGCTCTGCTCCTGCTCGCCACGGCGCACCGAAACCGACACACAGCTCCCGCGCTATTCGGATATGGGGGCCGCCGCCGATGCGGGCCAGGTGAAATGAATGACTGCGCCCGACGATCGCAATACGCCCGGCTGGCGTGAATTTACTGCCAGCCTGCGCTGGCTTGAGGCAGAGGGATATATCGAGATGTTTTACAACGAAAAGGGTGAGGAAATGGTGCGTATTGCCGAAGGCGCAGAAACGGCCACGCTATGAGCACCGACCAAGTCGCTGAACTTTCTGAGCGGTTAAGCCTAGTCCGAGAATCTATAGCCCGGATCGAGACCCGCCAGTCGGTAATTTTAGATTTACTAGAACGCTCCCAAGCCAGCCTCGGCGAGTACCACGGCCGTCTTACTAACATGGAGCGCGACGCCCACACCATTAAAACGAAGCTGTGGCTAGTGGCGTTAGTGTCGGGGGCAGTGGTAAGCACCGTATGGGAGTTGATTAAGCGTCGGTTCAGCCTTTGACACCCCGCTAGGGGCATGGAACAACTCATCCCCACCTTGCTTAGCGTCGATTGGCTTGGAGTTCTCGGCGCGATCACTGCACTGCTGACAGCGGTTATTGCAATCGCATCCTTTATCCCCGGCGACCAGCCTGAGAAAGCCCTGCAGGCCGTCGTGGACGTGCTTTCTAAATTCAGCCGAAAGTAAAATAATGATCGCCACGATCGTCGGCGTCGTGGGCAGTTTGCTGGGTATCTTGCTGTGGTTCTTAAAACGCAAATCGCCGCTTCAGCGTAACTTTGAATCCATCGAGCTAGAACGCCGCAAAAGACTGAGAGACATAGATGCGTGGTGGACTAAACGCCCTCCTACTGATTAGCGCTCTGGCGCTTTGTTCCTGTGCGACAACCTCGCAAACGCAGGACGGCCCGCCGCCAAGCCCGGACACAATCTCGTACTTTATCTACGCCTGGGACAAAGCCGAACGAGCAAACAAGCCCTGCCCACAAGCTTACCGAGATCTGTTTGCGCAATCGCTCAAGGCGTTATCTGATAGCTTGGCAGAAACTGCGAGAGAGCGAGCGAGGAATCAGTGACCAGTCTTGCGGAAGCTAGCTCCCGCACCTTGCGAGCCATTGATTCCCTAGACGCCAGCTTCCAAAAGCAGGTCAGGGGATGGGTGAACGAAATGGTAACAAGCCGGATCGAGCCGCTTATCTACTGCGGCCGCCGTACCATGGAGGAGCAGGCCGCGCTTTATGCAAAAGGCAGAACGGCTAGCGGCCGGATCGTGACTAAGGCCAAGCCAGGGGAAAGCTATCACAACTACGGCCTCGCGTTCGATTGGGTGCCGCTTAAGCAGTCAGGCAAAAACGCGGATCTATGGTTTGCGGATTGGGACAACGAAACCGCTTTTCGCCTTGGCGAGCACGTGGGAATTTCATTCCGTTTGGCTGGCATTAGCTGGGAAACAGGCCACTTGCAAAGCAGTGACTATAAGAGCTGGCGTGACATTCCACGCAACTCCGTGGAACAAGTAATGGCCAAGGACATCCGCAAAAAGAGCAAGGCCACAAGCCTAGTCAGTAACCGCCCGTGGAGTTCACGATGACGCCCGAGCACGAGAAGCATCTGGCGGGTATTGTGCGTGATTTGAGCAGGGATTTAGAGGCCAAGTACCGCAAAGGGCAAGAGGAGCACGGTGGTGCGTTGTGGCGTAGGCCCGTGTGGAAAGATGCTTGGGAAGAAGTGCTCGATCTATGCACTTACGTACACACCCTAAAGATGCAGCTATCCGTCATAGCCGAGATCGCACTGATCGGGGCGAGCGACGAGAGCGTGGTGGCAGCTCAATCGCGGGAAAGTTGCCGTCAAATTCTCGCTGTACTCGAAGGATTCCCGTCGGCGGCCGATAAAAAATGAAAGTTATCCGCAAGTGGAAGCGTTGGCTGGCCGTTAGTTGTAGCCACGGGCACTTAGCAAACGCAGCTGCTTGCCGTGCCGCGCTAGAGATGAGGCGGAGGTGGCAGCCAGATATGACCCTGCACTTAGGGGATTTTGTAGATCTGTCTGGGCTGATGGGTAGCGCAAGGAAAGATCCAGACTCGCCCGAACGCACTGCATCTATCCGTGAGGACTTTGATGCTGGCCTAAATTTCGTTCGAGAACTGGCGCCACGCTACATCTTTGAGGGAAACCATGAGCACCGCCTAACGGCCTTACAATACTCGCCTAGCGCAATCGTGGCGCACTGCTGCACGTCGGCTAAGTCGGAGATATATAACATGTGCAAGGATCTAAAGGCGCAGTTTGTGCCTTACGATATAGAGAAAGGTTGGCGCATTCTAGGAGGGACGGCGTTCGGTCATGGCTTTATGTTCTCAGAATCCAGCGCCGTCAGAGATCACGTTGAGATGCTTGGCAAACCCGTAGTCATGGGGCACTTGCATCGGATAGATCGCACGGCTGGCCGCAGCATTGGCGCACCCGTGGGTTGGTCGATCGGTTGCCTAGCCGATATTCCCAGCATGCACTACGCCCGGCGCCAGCGATCCGTTACCAGATGGCAGCACGGAGTAGCCTGGGGCGAGTACGTAGAAGGCGGCCAAGGATGCACGGTCAACGTGCTTTCACCCATAGGAGGCGTATGGCGTTACCCAGTGTGAAGTCAGATTGGGCGACTGTCCTGACTGAGTATGTCGCTGGGTATCGTCAGGAGGTAGTGCCAGTTGGCTGGCTAACTAAAAACCAGATAGCCGAGCTGTGGGGCAAGTCGGCAAATTATGTTAACAAACTCTTAGCGGTATTAATTAAAGACGGCAGAGCCGAAAAGAAAAGCTATGTGATCCGATTGCCTCACGTTGATTCAAAGGGAAAGAAGTTTCTAGGCCACTGCCGCAAGGTACCGCACTACCGCCTTATTTCAGGCAAATCGCCTAAATCTTAGCGTTTATTTTGTTTAGCCAGCTCTTTGACGAGCAGCGTGGTGATATATGCCGAAAGGGATAATCCGCTTTTTTTGGCAAGACGCTCACCGTTGCGTTTTACTTTTGGGTCGATTGTAAGGTTCGTTTTTGCCTTTTTCATGGGGAGGATTGTATGCGTAATAAATACGCATTCAAGTTTAAAAAGAAAAGTTAATGCCCAAAAGAAAAGTGTTGCTAATACGCCGTGTGTGCGTAGGAAAGGCGTATGCCTCGTCGTCCACTCAGCGGGTTTAAGTCTGAAAAGACAAACATTGTTCTGCCCGTTGCTGTAAAAAAAGCATCACAAAAACTGGCCGCTGCCCGTCGTATTTCACTTTCCCAGCTCATCACTCAACTGCTTGCCAAAGCATCGGGAGAGCAAAGCTAGATACGCCATGAGCTCGGGGCGTCTCAACGATACTGCCATGAATCTGCGCAAGCAGGATCGAGCTCTTTCCCTTCGCCAACTAGGCGCCGCTTACGGGTTGGGCTACGTGCGGATTAAGCAAATGCAGGCACTGCCGGGATTCCCGCAGATCGCGGGTAAGGTAATTCCGAGTGATTTTGATCGGTGGAGGCTAATGCAGACTGGCCTAAGTTCACTGCATCGCGGAGATCGTCTACGCAGTGCCGCTGGTAAAGCTCATGCACTAAAGTCGAAGAGTGATTCACGAGTCGCATGGCGACAGATTGAGAACAGCCTGAAAGCCGCAGTCGAGTCACTCGGGTTACCCGAAGCGAATGAAAACAATGACGCTTAAGGCCGCATATATCCAAGAGTCTACGCCAGCAAAGCGAAGCTCGAGTCCGGGGAACTTCGCAAGTGATCTCGCGGCCATCGGCCTTCATCTTGGCGAGCATTGGTTCGATTGCGGCCGGGATGGGGATAGAGAACGATTTGCCAGCTCCACCCTTAGGGGTCGGGAAAGTCAGCACGCGGTTTTTCAGATCCACGCAATCCAGGGGAATCTGCGTCTCGCGCAATCTGCAGCCCGTAGCCAGAGCAATCTCAAAGCTGACTCGCATCCATTCGGGAACACCGTCGACGGCCAAGGCTTTCCGGATGATTTTAATTTCATTGTCCGAAAAGACAGGTTTAACGCGGGAGATCGGCCCCCTCTTAATTCGGTAATCCAGAAGAGCGACAGAATCCATCTTTCCAAGCAGTCGGCCTTGGCGATGAATCCATTTAAGAATCTTCAAATCTTGGCAGGCTTGGTTCCTGCCCGCCTTTCCGCCAGAGGTGCGGGGAAGGCTTTGGCGCCATCGCAAATAAATTTCACAATCATTTGCAGAAAACGCTTGCAGAGTTATTTTTTTCTCACTAATAAAACGAGCAAGATGACGCCAGCAATTCCTGTAATACACTTTTGTCAGAGGGGAAACGGGATGATTTTCGATCAAATCGTCAACCCAATCGCTGCCACAATCTTTTCGCTTTTCATTAACGCCAAGTCGAGCGGCCTCGGCCGTTGCCTTTGCGCGATGCAGCGTATTGTCGATTCGGTAGCGGGTGCTTTTAGTGCGCCATTTGCCGGTGGGATCTTTAAAACGAATGTAGAACCACGGATTTCCCTTTTTAACGTAAGAGTATGCCACAGTTACAAGGGTAACATTTGCTCAGTTTAAAGCAATAACACACAGCAACCATGCAAAGCATAATTAATCAAAACAAAGAAGGAGATAGAACCGTGGGTTCAAATCCCACCCCGTCCGATGCTTGTCACTATAACGACTTACGCCGAAACAGTAACACGGCAGTAATAACTGAGCCTAAAAAGGCTCACTACCAACAACTAAATTTAAATTCGCGCGGCGGGTACGATTTGACCCCCGAAGCGTTCGTATATCACCCAAACCCCGCCGTGTGCCGTATGTGGCACGCCCAGCACGAGGCCAGCAAATGATTTCGTGGGAACTTATGCGGGATCTTGCCCAGGTATCTATGCTGATTACTGGCTGGGCCTTATTTGTTGGCTCTGGAATCGCCGGGCTAACAGTAGCCGTACTCGTGTTTGGGTGGGTCATCGATCAGATCCGCAGAACTTTTAGGGATCTATGATACGCGACCTAGAACAAGAAGGCGTATTGCCCATCAGTGCAGCACAATCCTATGGATCGGCCCAGCTCTCGCAGACAACTGCTCTGATTGATCTACAGACTAAGCATCGTGATCTCCGCAACCGCCTAGACCGCATAGAGGAGATTTTAGAAAGTCTCCTAAAGAAAAGCGGGGTGCAATCGTGAGCGCACTGGCCAGCAAGTTCCTCGTTCTTTGGAAGGTGGCTGGCGGGCCGGATCTGGTCGCCGAGCACACGTTTCACCCGACCCGCAAATGGCGTTTCGACTTTGCCTGCAAATCCGCCCGCTGTGCGATCGAGCTGGACGGCGGTGCGTTCCTGCCGTTTGGCGGCCGTCACGGGCGAGGGATGGGGATGGTGAAAGATTGCGAAAAATATCGAGCAGCAGCCGACCTGGGCTGGCGGATCTGGCGTTTTACAACCAAGTGCCTGACGGCTGAAGCAGTAGCGATGACTGCCAAATCATTCCGCCTTTCGATGAAGGAGAAAACAAAATGAGCGAACCAAAAGAACCAACTAAATTTAACAACGAAAAGCCCGATTACGAAACCGAGGCTTACGAGCGAGAGGAACGTGACTCGGATTACGAAGAACAGCGTTTCGCAGATTACTACGGCAACAACCGCCGGGGCTGATTATGACTGACCTGACTAAATTCCGCCTGATCGAAAACATTGAAGTGATGGCCTGCCGCAACTCAGCCGAGCGAGTTGTGAAAGCAGTCAATCGTGGCGACCTAGCGCAAGCCAAGGACTTGGCCCGCAAGCATGAGATCGCCTGGCACTTGGCCGACCGCGAGTTCCAAGACTTAAACCAACCGCACCGAAATAACGATTTTTGTGACGATGAGTAGTCGCAAAACCAAGAAACAAAAACAAAGAAACAATAAACAAGAAAGGGAAATCCTAGTATGCCAATCGTAGCATCAAGAGGGGGCACATATACGCCAGCCCCGGAAGGGAATCACGACGCAGTGTTCTGCGACGTTGAGGATCTGGGCGTAGTGGAAACGCAGTACGGAAAGAAACATCAGATCAGGTTGGTCTGGCAGATCGCTGAGAAGATGGAGGACGGGCGGCCGTTCACCATCGGTCGGCGTTACGGACTGAGCCTGCATGAGAAAGCGGCTCTGTTTAAAGATCTGAAATCCTATGCCAAAAAGGCGCCACCGCAGAATCTGGATCTGGAAACGCTGATCGGTAAGCCGTGCCAGATCCTCGTGACTCATGCGGAGCGTGATGGCTCAACCTACGCAAATGTGCAGGCCGTCCTGCCGGCGGGTGCAACGAAAATCAAAGTCGATAAGGATTTTGTCAGGAAGTGCAATCGTCCTGGCGCTCCTAAACCAGCAGTAGTCGAGCTGGATGCCGACGGAACACCAGTACCGTTCTAACCACATTGGCCGGGGTGGGCAATTCCCACCTCGGCCAGAAAGAATACCCCCCATGGAAATCCTAACTTTAGTAATTCAAATCGTGTTCCCAACCACCGCAGTCGTGCTGGCCCTTATGACCATGCGACTGCTGAAGGACTGGCAGTAATGGCTGCGTTAATTGCTACGGCAAAGACGGAGTCGTCGCACTATTACCTAGCGTCAGGTGAGTCCTGCCACGGTGACTTGCGATCTGCCCGAAAGGTGGGGGCGTTTCCGTCCGTGACCACCATCCTCGGAGCGGCTGGCCCCAGCAAGCAGGGGCTTATGAATTGGAAAGAGGAGCAGGCGATTCTATCCGCCCTGTCGCTACCACGGAACGATGGCGAGGCCGACAGTAGTTTTGCCAAGCGGGTGGTACTAGACAGCAGAAAGGAAGTGGAAGCGGCAGCACTGCGCGGAACTCACATTCATTCCCTGGCTGAAATGATAATCAATCAGCAAGAGCCGGGTGAACTGGTCAAAGGCTACGAGGAGCACTATGCGGGCCTAAAGGAATGGCGGGAGTGCTGCGTCACTAAAGT